AATCTACTATTCGGTGTTGGGAGTTTTCGCTGGCGGCGGTTATTCCGAGCAGGTCGGAGATGTCCGCGCTTCACGAGGGGGCTACACCATTACGATGGCAGACCGTGCGAGGTTCAAGTCTATGGGTGATGCCCTCCGAGTGAAGTGGGGCTTTGAAGTCGAGGAGGACGAATCCACCAGCGAGATGTTTGACGCTAGTTATATGGCGGTAAGATGAAGTTCATTGACTTTCGTGATTCGTGTGTCATAACAAGGGACACCGGGAACAGGGATGAATGGGACAACCCCGTGAACCCCGACCTTATCTATGAAGGCGAATGCCTTTATGAGGAGGGGGGAACTGGCTACGCCAGGTCAATAATCACAAGGACGCCCACCATCTTCATCCCCGGCGTTGAAGTCCAGATACGAATAAACGATTCGGTTACGATAACTACCGAATTTGGGCGAGAAATCAAATCGGTCGTAAGCATCGTGAGGGATATCAATATGCCCTGGAGAACTGGCGTGCAAATCACAAGAGTTGAGTTGAAACAGGCACAAGGAGAATAACTATGGCAGCAAGGACAGATTGGCGAAGAGCAAGCAAGGAGTTCCAGAAGGAGTTACTTTCAAGGTCTGGAGAATATACCGCCCTTGCCGCTAGGATTTTCACCAGTTCTGCCGAGAACTTTCTAGTTTCAGTTGAGTCCTATGGCCAGATGGCTGTTCCCTATTATACGGGTAACCTTTTAGATAGTATAGGCGTGAGAATATTGAACAAGAATACTATCGTCGCCATAAGGACAATGGTTGATACTACTTTTGTTCAGCATGCCACTAAGCCTCAGCATATGAAAGGGCTATATCCTATCTGGGGAGAGCAGGAAATTAACAAGCGAATCACCCGCCCCTCCCGAAGGACGGCAAGAGGTGTCGTCGCTCAGTTAATGGTCGGCGTCCCTTATGCTGAGGAGGTTGATAGAACCCATAACTACTTTCAATCATTGCAAGAAATGTTTGAAACAAGAATGATAGCTGGTATGGCCGCTCTCGGTGCCTATAAATCCTACGGATATAGACCAAATCTTGAACTCCTATGATGCATCCATCACTCATAGAGCCAGACGCCGAACTCTGCGAGTACTTACAGGGTAAGGTGCATTTGGGCGATTCTTCCTCAAGCCCGGCGGTCACGGTTTACCGCGACTGGGGTAGACCGACCAACGGTTTGCCAACAGACTTCATTGTTGTCTTTGTGAACGGTGACATTGAAGGCTTAGGCTCGGGCATTGACTTCGCAAGAGGCAACCTGATGGTAGGGCTATATAGCAAGATGAATGATGATGGCTCGGTCAAGATTAACCGCATCCAAAAAATACTCCAGCAGTTTGATACTCTGATAGAAGGGCTCTGTACGGATAACTACTATTTTGAGTACGATATGCCGCAGTTTATAACTCCTACAACACCGAATCAGGCTTCAGGATATTCAGTTACGATGCTGAATCTGAGGTGGACAACTAACCAAAATTTTAGTAATCCAAAAACAATCATAGAAAATGGCAACTATAATTGACAAGATTGACGCCGCAACCGCCCCATTTGTGGGACAGGGCGACCTTATCATCTTTGCTGCAATCGCTGACTATTCTACCGCGAAACTCTCGGACTTCTCAAGTCCCCAGTCTCTCGGTCAGATTGTTCAGGATAGCACTTCCTGGGAGGGAGAGGATGTCTCCACAGACCAGATTCTTGACGAGCAGGGTAACCTTATCACCGCAAAGGTAACCGCTGGTACTCTTGCTTTCTCCTTCGATATCGCATCTACCAGTGCGAATATGATGAAGAAGTTTATGGCAGCCGCCGACATCGCTTCCGCAAACATTGGAACTCCGTCTTGGCTGACTGGCTCAAACCCTTCAACATCTGCTGTAGGATTTGGTGTAGACCTTCCAGTGTTCACCGTTCCTATTCTCGTCGCAGACCAGGAGAAGAAACGCGCTTGGGTTTATCCTAAGGCTAAGATTACCTCCAACCTCGCTTATTCAGACGGTCTCTACCGTATCCACGCTGTGGTTCTGGCAGAGCAGGTTGATACCGCTTACCTCAAGACTGCTATCCTCCTTGAGGGTGCCCTCAAGTATGAGTCAGCCTAGTCGCGGACTTACTTTAACCGAAACGGGGCGGGCATTACGCCCGCCCTTTTTCAAATAGAACCGTATGGAAAATAGCGAGAAATTTCTGAATGCAGCATACGAAACGCAGGTGGGCGCACCTTGCGTGGTGCAGGTCGGCAGACGCAGATATAAGGTGCGTCAAGTGGCACAGGCTGTCAAGGAGCGAATAGTTTTGCTTGAGCAGGAAGCGCAGGTGCTGGAAGCCAAGGGGAAGCAAGGCGTGCCGCAGAAGGAGGCGAAGAAGATAACGAAGAAGTTGTATTCTCTCCACTCAAAGAAGGCGGCCTACTATCTGCTGGGGAACTGGGCGATTTTCTGCCCTTGGCTTTGGTGGATGAAATGGCACATACTCCAGTTGAGGGGGAATGAAACGACATTCAGGATAAACGAGGCTGGAATACTCAGTGCAGACTTGGGTTTTTCCAAAGCCAACTGGGATATCTCAAGGCAGGAACGCGAGCTTTATATGAGACCGGTTGGCGAAGTCGCCAAGCAAACGCTAGAGCGGCTGGAAAGCGTGATGAATATGTTGGAGATGGACGCTTTGGGGATAAAGGAGGAAAGCAAATAGGTTCAGCGTTCGCAATCTCCGAGCATAATGAAAGGATTAAGCATATCTATGGCAACTATAACTTCTGGTCTTGGCTCAGATACTGGTATATTGACTCGGCGAATCTGGTCACGATGCTCCTGCTTGACAAGGGCTATTATGACTACGATTTCCAGCAAGTTGAGAAGCCGATAGTCTGGGAAGACACCATAAAGACGGACGAAGAGGTTTCAGATATGCTTGCTATGTTCGGGATGGGTCCGAAAGTTCATAAAGACCCAGAAACTATAGAGGAAATTCAGGAATACATCATAAAACAAGAGAGTTATGGCAGTTGAAATACCCGTTATAATCGATATAGAACAGGCTTTTCAGGACGCCGCTAAGAGGTCTGCGCAGGCGATGAAGCCATTGGAGCGGACACTTAGCGCAGAAGCCCTTACCATAAAGTTCAAGGTCGGCATTGATGAGGATGGCGACCCTGTTTATAGGAAGTTCCAGACCCTTATCAAGAACTTCAAAGAGGGAAAGGATGTGGCGGATGAACTAAGTATGGCAGTTAAGGATGCCTCCCAGCAACTTGCTACGGCTGCCATGAATGGGAATCGTGCAGATTTCTCCAAGTATCTTGAGGCAAAGCACTATTTGGAGGATATGGTTACCGCAAGCAAAGTTATGAGAATGGAAATGGACGGGCTTGCAGCAACTATGGATGGTCTAAATGCACGACTCGTCGCCGCTAAGGAAACTCTTGGCTCGTCCAGAATAGACAGTGCAGGCTGGAAGGCTGCGGTTAAGGAGATTCAGAAGGTTACAGCAGAGATAGATAAGGTCAAGCGTAAAATGACGGAGATGGGGATGAAGACGGGGAGCATTGACCATATCAATTTCAAACTGGCGGAGTTGACCAACAAGTGGAATGCAATGAGTAAAGCCCAGAAGTTTGACAAAGATGGCAATCTCAAGGCTTCTGCTCAGAAGGTCATCGATAAGTACAAGCAATTAACGGAGGAGGCGACCAGGTATGGGCAGAGCCTGGAGGCGACGGCAAGGGGCGCCAAAGAGGAGATAAGAGAGGTGAATCTTGAAATGAACCGTTCGGATTCCCGTCTGCTGTCCCTGATTAAGAATTCTCTTCGGTTGGTTGCTCTTCATACCGCGACCTCATTCATCCGTAATGTAAGGGAGGTAACCGCCCAGTTTGAACTGCAGAGGGTCGCCCTTGGCTCTATAATACAGGATACCGAGAAGGCTACCAGCCTGTTCAAACAGATAAAGGCTGCGGCCGTTGAATCCCCGTTCGAGATTAAAGACCTCGTAACATATACGAAGCAACTCTCTGCATATCAGATTGAAACAGAGAAGTTGTTTGACACGACGATGGAACTGGCGGATATTTCTTCGGGACTTGGAGTTGATATGGGACGCCTCATATTGGCCTTTGGACAAGTCCGTGCAGCCGCGGTATTGCGCGGGCAGGAGCTCAGGCAATTCACGGAGGCCGGAATCCCTCTTGTAGACAAGTTGGCACAGAAATTCTCCGAACTGAACAATCGTGCAGTTTCCACGGCGGAGGTCTTTGAACTGATATCTCGACGGGCTGTTCCGTTCTCCATGATTGAGGAGATTTTCAATGACCTTACCAGTGCTGGAGGGGCTTTCTATAAGATGCAGGAGAAACAGGCAGAAACTCTCTTGGGACAGTGGAACAACTTGAAGGATGCTGTCAGCATAATGTATGACGAGATTGGCAACACTTCCGCCGTACATGATGCAATGGAGGCTCTGATTTCTGGGGCAAAGACCGTAATGCAAAACTGGAGACTTATCGCGACGACATTGAAGGGTGTCGCCACCCAGTATCTGGCGGTTAAGCTCGCATCGCTGTTCCTCCCGACTCTAATACAGAACACGAAATTACTGGAAAAAGCAGAGATTGCCGAGGCTAGAGCCAAGGAACTCTCAAACAGAGCCCACAAAAACGGATTAGTCACGGCTTCAGTCAAGAGCCTTGAGAACTATGCAAAATACACCAGGCTGGCGGCGGAGGCTACTACAGGATGGGGGCGAGCAATAAACTCTGTGAAAGCGTTCCTGACTGGGAACTGGATACAACTTGTCCTGTCGGCGGTGATGGCTATTGGGGCCGCAATCGCTGCGGCTGTCATAGAATCCAGGCGTCTCAACAAGGAACTAGACAAGATACAGACAGAAGGCGAGATAAAGTTGCAACAATCCATCAGAAACTTTGAGAAACTCGCAAACGCTGCGGTTGAGGCTGCGGATGGCTCTAAGGCTCAGGCGGACGCGCTTGATGAGTTGAAGCGAACTTATGGCGACATCTTGCCGGCCTCAGACCTTGTAATAGAACGCCTCCGCGAGATGCAAGGTAATTATGAATCCCTGACTCAAGCGATTGCTGAAAAAATCAATATGCAGATTCGGGAGCAGAAACTTGAGGAGATTCAGTCGGATTATACGACAAAGATTACCAGAAGACGCAAAACCTTGCAGAAGCTCCTCAAAGACCAGGGATTCTCTCGTGAGGAGATTTCATTCGTCTTCAGCGAAATTCAGAATGCTGTTGACGATGGGCTGATTACTATGGAGATGAGCGTGGAAGAGCAAGCCAAAGCCATAGAAAGAATCGTCAGGAAATATACCGGCAAATACATTGAATTGATGTCGCCCGTTTATGCGACAACGACGGGGGGCGTCAGTCTATGGGTTAGAGCCGAAGCGAATAAGACTGCCAAGGCTTTCAATAGATTAATAAAGGTTTATTCCAAACTGGATACTGCCGTGAACGAGGTTGAGGATGATATGTCCGATTCCGTCGGAACGCTGGGTAAGTATGCAAAATCCTACAAGGAGTTGCAGGAGGTCATATCCGAAATACAGGGAGTCGGCGAGACAAATTACGCTAAGACCGAATCAAGAATAGAACAGACGGTAGACCAATATATGAACTACCTGAAAGAAAGGTTTGCCGAAAACAAGATAGACATCGCGGAGGTGATTGATTTCAAGCGCCCTGATTTCAAGGTAATGGAGCAACTTGCCGAATCCGTCAACGATGACGCGGCCAGAGCGGCTTTATCTGGCGCGATAAAGCAAATCAGCAAGGAATATGAGAAACTTGTGCCGGATGATAAGATTACGGCATTATCCAAGGCTGCAGTGGAGCAGTTCGCCAGTGAAATGGGCATATCAATGGACAAGGTGCGTCAGCACATCAAAAACGCTACGGATGACGGAGAGGAATACCTGAAGAACCTTCAGGAGGCATTGAAAAAGTCCCAGCAGCAGTTGCAGTCAATGATAGACTACAACGCAAATAGGAAAGGGACTTTTGTCGAGCTTCCCGCCTATACCGAAGCTCAGATAAACGAAGTTCAGCAGGATGTCAATCTCTTGGAGAAACTCATAGAGGTTATCGCCTCCGTAATACACATTGAAACTACCCATACCAAAGCGAATAAGGAATACCTCCAGACTCTGCGTCAGGATATCAGCGACATTACGGATGCATATAAGAAATATCAGGATATGCTTCAGTATATGTCCAAAGAGGATGCTCTCTCCAATATTGACATTCTATTCCCGTCCCTGGAAGGGTGGAAGCCTTCCTTTGAGAATATGCTGGAGAAACTGGAGGCAATGCTCACCCAATACAAAGGGGACGCAGATGCTACAAGATTGATACAGCAGGCTATTGCCAACATTAAATTAGACGACATCAAGAACAAAATTGAGCAGGAGATTTCCGACCTCTCCGATGAAATAAAACGGAGCGAAACGGCTCGCAACTTCTATCAGAACATCCTTGATATGACGGGGGATTCGGAGTTGGCGGCCAACCTAAGCGTATCCGTCTACGGAGGAATTGGCAAAGATTTTCAGGAGAGATTACAAGACCAGTTAAACACCGCCCTATCCAAACTTGATGCTGAAAATGTATCCGACGAATTGCGACAGGCTTTTGCAGACCAAGACTTTGAAACCATTCTTGCCAATCTGGACAAGTTCCCGGAGAAGTGGCAAAAAGTTTTGAAGCAGATGGCGTCCGACAATGAAAAATACAACGCCGAATGGTATACGGACTTTGTGAAGACATATCAAAAGTCCAGGACTTACGAAGAGCGTATAGATACGCTGGAGAAACAACGCCGTCAGAAACTGGCGGAAGCGGCAACGATGGGTGTCGCTCCAGAGGGGATGGATGCGGTAAACAATTATTACAACAAAAAGGTTGCTGAAGTCCGGCTGGAGGCGATGAAAGACACTTATACCTGGACGAAGGCTTTTGAGGACCTTGACGGCGTATCCACTCAGACACTGAGGAATCTTATTGACCTTATTGATGAGTATATAACAAAATACGGCAAAGACCTTGAGCTCCAGCAACTGAAAGAGCTCGCTCGGTCAAAGGAGCAGGCTGAGAACCAGATTAAGACAAGAGATGCCTATAGGAGTGCAGTTATTGCCCTTAAGGATTATAACAATGCCAGCAAGAAGAAATTGGTCTTTGAAAATGCCTTCCTTGATACTGGTGAGGACTACATCGAGATTCTTGACGAGCAGCAGAAGGCGATACACGACTTAGAGGATGCCCTCAACGAAATAGAGGCAGAATTCAATGCCGTGGCATCTAGCACCAAGGATTTGATGTCTGTTTTCGCCTCAGATGACGCCGCCTCATATTTCGGCGAACAGATGGACAATCTTTCCAAGACAATGAGCGGGGTAAAAAGTGCCTCCATCGGTATAGCCCAATTGGCTTCTGGTATGATAACCCCTCAGGCGATTGTCCAGACCGTAACAGGTCTTGCTGATGTGGTGGCAGGGGTGTTCGGAGCAGCCAATGCAGCTAAGTTACGACGGATAAACAAGGAGTTGAAGGACCAGGATTTGATTCTTGAAAACCTTGAGGAGGCCTACGGCAAGTTGAACGAGGCGATGAACAAAACCTTCGGCAATGACTACATCTACAACTACACGCAGCAGTTGGAGATTCTTGCGGCGAAGCAGGAGGCTTATCTGAAGCAGGCTCAGTTGGAGCGCGACAAGGGCAAGAAGTCCGATGAGGACAAGATAAGGGAGTACGAGGCTTCGGCTCGTGAGGCTGCAGACAATATCGTGCAGTTGCGAGACGAGGTGTCATCTGCATTCGTAGGGGCTGACCTCGCATCCGCAGCGGAGTCCTTTGCAGATGCTTGGCTGAGTGCATACGAGGAGTTTGGCGACACTTCCGTTGCGATAGAGGAGCGTATGACCGAGATGGTCAGGAACATAATGAAGAAGGCGGCTCTGTCCGGCATCGCCCAGAATATCTTGGGCGGATGGTACGAGAGTCTTGCTGATGTCAAGGACTGGAATGCTGAGACTATCGCGACCAAGTGGAAGGAGGCGATGGCACTCGTAGACCCCATGGTGCAGGGAATGCAGACCTTCGCGAACTCAATGCAGGCGGAGGGCGTATCTCTGAGGGACACCGCAGGTCAGTTCACGGGCATCAGCAGGGATATTGCGGGAGCATCCGAGGAGTCCATCAACGGTCTGGCTGCGGGAATCAACACCCAGAACTTCTATATGTCATACATCAGTCAGAATGTAGCCGCCATCCTGTCATACCTGACTGGGGGCGAGATTACTCCTGCGAGCACGGCTACAGGGGCGGCGTCAGACCCTTACAAGGACACGGTGCTTCTGTATATGGCGAACTTGCCTCAGATGCGTGACGATATAGCCTCCATAAGGAACTTGCTGAGCTCCGTAATCAAGCAGAAGGGGACACCTGCACAGTCCTATGTATCCACCAATCTATAGTGTGGCACAGGGTTTGTAGAGAGAGGTATGATTCATTACATGGAAAAGCCATAAAGAAAATTGAGTCCGAGTTGTTGCGAAATACCTCGGACTTATTTATATTTGTTGCAAAATCAGTAACATATGAGCGAGAAAATCCGTATAGGGAATGACTTGGACATTCGCTGGACCATAGTAGATGGCGACGAAAATCCGTATATACTGGAGGGTCGCGACATCACGCTGGAACTGAATGTCGGCAAGAAAAGAGTCCGCATATCTGAGTTTGAACTAGACCAGAACACCATACATTTCGTTTACTACGGCAAAGACCAGAAGTACACAGGCTCGTACATTCTGAAGTTCATAGAGAACGACGGGAATGTGGATATGGTCACATTTGACACCCCAGACGCCTTCACGCTGGTGGAGCATTCCTGGCTGGCGAATGTGGACCCCGGAGAGGTTGAAGACCGCGTCTATCTGGAATTCACGACCGTCACTTCCGAATTGATGGAGCGAATTGGACCGCGAGGCTATTCCGCCTACGAGGTTGCCCTTCAGAACGGCTTCGTGGGCACGGAAGAGGAGTGGCTGGCATCGCTGAAGGGAGAGCAGGGAAATCCTGCAGGCTTCGGCACTGTTGAAGCGACTGTGGACGCCAATGTAGGCGTCCCTTCTGTTGAAGTGGCGGCGACGGGACCTGACACGGCAAAAAATTTCTCCTTTGCTTTCCATAATCTGAAGGGTGTTCAGGGTAATCCGGGAGATGCGGCGGGTTTTGACACGCCTCTGGCCAGCATAGATGACGGGACAGGCACTCCTTCGGTGGAGGTGACAGCATCTGGCCCCAATACGGCAAAGGTCTTCAATTTCGCCTTCCACAACTTGAAAGGTTCGCCGGGTGGAAAGGGCGACCCTGGAGATTCGGCAGGATTCGGAACGATTGAGGCCAGCGTGGACGCGAATGTAGGTACTCCGTCCGTGGAAGTTTCTACATCCGGTCCCGATACGGCGAAGAATATAGCCTTCGTGTTCCACAATCTAAAGGGTGTTCAGGGCGACCCTGGTACCGCTGCGGGCTTCGGCACTCCGCAGGCAAGCGTGGATGCGAACACGGGAACGCCGTCCGTAGAAATAGTCGCAAGTGGCCCGGATACTGCGAAGATATTCTCCTTTATCTTCCATAATCTCAAGGGAGCGAAGGGTGACCCGGGCGTAGCGGTCTGGGGAAGCGTTTCCGGCGACATAAACAACCAGACCGACCTCAAAAACGCCCTTGACGGGAAGATGGCGAGCACCGCCAACCTTGCCGACCTCAACAATGTGTCCAGCACTTCCCCGTCTGACGGGCAGGCCCTGATATGGGATGGCACTAACTCGGTATGGAAGCCGGGAGCGGCTGGCAGTCCCGATGCCGTCAAGTATACATCGCAGAGTCTGACCAGCGAACAGCAGGCACAGGCAAGGACGAACATCGGGGCGGGAACATCCAATTTCTCTGGGGCATTTGGTGACCTTTCCGGCAAGCCTACGACGATAGCGGGATATGGAATCACGGATGCTTACACCAAGACTGAGGTGGACGGTCTCGTCGCTTCAGTATTCAAGCCTGCAGGAAGTGCATCCTCAGTAGCAGGACTCGGAGCGTTGACCGCTGCGAATGTCGGCAAGGTCTACAATATGTCTGCTGCTTTCACGACCACCTCGGACTTCCTTGAGGGCGCGGGTGTTGACTATCCCGCAGGAACGAATGTAGTAATCGTCGAGGCGTCCGCCAATACATATAAGTACGATGTCTTCTCTGGCGTGGTAGACTTGTCAGGATACGCCCAGAAAGCCACCACGCTGGCAGGATACGGTATCACTGATGCGAAGATAGAGCAGGGGGTCATAACCCTCGGGAACCAGTCCATAACGCCCCTTACCAGCCATCAGGATATCAGCGGTAAGGCGGACAAGGACACCGATGCGGTTGAGGGAAATTTCGCCTCCTTTGATGCAAACGGCAACCCTGTTGACTCAGGACATAAGCACAGCGACTATCTTACTAGCCACCAGGACATCTCAGGTAAAGCTGATAAGGTTAGCGGGGCTATATCTGGTCATTTTGCTGGGCTTGACGGGAACGGCAATCTTACAGATTCAGGTAAATCAGCATCTGATTTCGTTGCAAGCACTGAGAAGTTGGTTAAATACAGTTCACAGAGTCTTTCTTCCTCAGAACAAGCTCAGGCGAGAACCAACATAGGTGCTGGCACATCCAGTTTTTCTGGTGCATTTGGAGACTTATCTGGAAAGCCTACAACTATCTCAGGATATGGTATTACTGATGCGAAGATTGAACAGAATGTTATCACTCTCGGTAGCAATACTATAACCGTCCCGGATTTGACCGACTACACCGACCAGGAACTCCAGACAGCCATAGATACCGCATTCGCAAATCTGTAAGAATATGAGGAAGGTTATCGTCACATCTCAGGGGAAAGCGTTGCTGAACAGCAGTAAGATACTTACTCATCAGGATATGCTGCCTCCGACAGGATTTGTTAGAGTAGAGTATATTACTACTTTAAAGACAGCAGGGATTAATACTGGTATAGTTGTGGACTCCACAGATGTTATCTATGCTACTTATAAGCTTGATAGCTCTAATCTATCGCAAGCGGGCGACAAATATATAGTCTCCCAGCAGGCTGGATATACTGGCGGTGGCATATGGGTCGAAACCTATGGCAACAATAATCACTGGTATGTTCGTTTTGGTTCGTCATCATCATCCAGTGGAGCGTCTACCTCTGATGAGAGAACAGGAAAACATCAGGTACAACTGATGAAACAGTCCTTTAAGATAGACGGTGTAAGTAAACTAACGCCTAACTATTCCTCTATGCCAAGCACACCTACCTGTTTCGGCGCGAGGATAAATGCCACGGGGGACGCCATTACCAATGGAGGTATGTATGGCAACTTGTATGAGGGTACTGGCATAGTGGACTCCAATGGAGATTACCGATGGTGGGGAATCCCCGTCAAGAGAGTGTCCGATGGAGCAGGAGGGATGTACGATATAGTAAGTGATGAGGTGTTTTTATCGGTGACTGGTACTGACTTTACTTGTGGACCGGAGCTGTGATTATATGGTATATAAATAATAATAGAATATGACAGCAGACAAGATAATAAGAAATACAAAGCTGGATACCTTCCTGTCCAAGCTCGCCACTAAGTTGACGGCAATCTTCTGGAGGAAAGCGGAGACCACGCAGGTTAGCATAGACAACACACCGACTGCAAACAGTAACAACCTGGTAAAGTCCGGAGGTGTAAAGAGCTATGTTGACAACGCAATTCCATCTGTGCCAGTGCAGGATGTTACTGTCGGAGGGAGTTCCGTTGTTTCATTAGGTACGGCGGCAATCCCGGCGATACCAGACGCTGTTGAAGCCAATCCCACAGTACCGTCAGGAACTACACCGACAACCCTTCAGAATGTCAAGGTGGGGAATAGCTATTACTCAGTTCCGCAGGGAGATGAAAGTACATCCAACAAGGTAACATCCCTTTCATCCGCTTCAACTGATACACAATATCCAAGTGCGAAGTGCGTGTATGACATAATCGGAGATGTTGAAACCCTTATAAACGCTTTGTAATATGAGTATAGCATCAGCGATAGCGACTAAACAGCAACAGGTAGCAGACGCATATACCGCCTGTAATAACAAGGGTGCGACTATGCCCGCACAGGGGAGTCAGAACCTGTCCAACCTTGCGACTACGATTGGAACGATAAGCGGGGGCTCTCCGGTAGTCACCCACAAGGTATACT